CGTAGAGCACAGGCGATTAACTCAGACATCAAGAGTTGGGGTCTTAAGTATATCACACAATTTATCGGAGCGGAAAAAGAAAACCGTGTCTATGTAAAAGGTGATAAGATTGGTAAAATCTATTTCGATAACAAAGATTATTACTTCAATCCTAAAACAGGTGGATATAAAGAAGTTGGTTCACCCGGTACAGAAAACCTTATGGAAAGGTTTCCCGGTCATTATGAAGAAGTTAATGGTGAGTACATCATTGAACGATACCTATATGACGATATTTGGGAAACTATGGTGGTGGACGAAGAGTTCAACCAAGCCAACTTCCTTCTTGCAAAACTCGTTCCTACCACATACGAACGACTTTCTACTATGGGTACTGCGACTTTGTGGAAGATGATTATGATGTCGTGGTCATACAAACATGGTCTTGCAATACCTAAGAAAGGGGACAAGCGTTCGTTTACAGGGGGTCTCTCACGACTTTTACAGGTCGGGTACTCCACTGATGTATTGAAGCTCGACTACTCGTCTCTATACCCCTCAATTCAACTCGTACACGATGTCTTCCCAAAGTGTGACGTGACAGGTGCGATGAAGAGTATGCTCAAGTATTTCCGTGACACCCGTATTAAATATAAGAAGTTGGCTGCGGATTACTATGTTTCTGACCCAAAACTATCTTCACAATACAACCGTAAACAACTTCCGATTAAAATCTTTATTAACGCTTTCTTCGGTTCGTTGTCCGCTCCACAAGTATTTCCGTGGGGTGATATGGATATGGGTGAGCAGATTACGTGTACAGGTAGACAGTATCTCAGACAGATGATTATGTGGTTTATGAAACGTGGTTACGAACCCCTCGTTATGGATACTGATGGTGTTAACTTCTCGGTACCCGAAGGTCGTGACGAACATACGTATATCGGAAAAGGTCTTAACGGTCTTGTAGAAGAAGGTAAAGAGTACCGTGGTTCTGAAGCGGATGTTGCGGAATATAATGACATTTTTATGAGGGGCGAGATGGGATTAGACACCGACGGTCAGTGGCCAGCAACTATTAATGTTGCACGTAAAAACTACGCCCTGTTAACCGATAAGGGTAAAGTAAAACTTACAGGTAACACAATTAAGTCTAAAAAACTACAGACATATGTTGCGGAGTTTTTGGACTCAGGTCTCCGTATGTTGTTGGACGGTAAAGGTCAGGAGTTCTTGGACTCTTACTACGAATATGTGGGTAAACTATACAATAAAGAAATCCCTATCGCGAAGATTGCCAACAAAGCCCGTGTAAAACAAACGTTAGAGGAATACAAAAAACACATAACAAAACGAACCAAGTCGGGTTCACTTATGTCTCGTCAAGCACATATGGAGTTGGCTTTGGCTAATAACCTTAATGTTGGTTTGGGTGACACCATCTATTACGTAAATAACGGAACTCGTAAGTCTCACGGTGATGTACAAAAGAAAAAGGACGAAGTAATAATCAACTGTTACCACGTAGATGAAAAAGAAATTGAAAACAATCCTGAGGGTTTGGGTGAATATAATGTCCCTCGTTACATTACCGCATTTAACAAACGTATAGAACCTCTGTTGGTGGTTTTCTCTCCTGAGATACGTGATGAAATATTAATTGAGGACCCTAAGGATATGCCGTTCTTTACTAAGACACAAACCGAATTGGTGAGGGGGTACCCAAGAAAAGATGGTGACCAAGATACTTTGGATGAGGTATTAACTCTTTCTGATACTGAACAAGTGTTTTGGAATAGTGTGGGTATTGACCCTTACTATATGTATATAGACGACACCATCGACTTAGTTGATGAAAATTATGTCAATAAAAACAAAAAAATAATGGGTAACTTATGTCTTAAGACCGTCTGAAGATAAAATATACCAACCATCTTTAACGAAGATTAGTTCAATAGATGCATTATCTCTTAATTCTATTTCATCAAAAAAATCATCTATAGGGAAGTCTGAAACAATTAAAGTCTCTGTTAATGATTTTATTGTTATGTGGTCGGTTGTTTTTGAATCTAAGGTTACTGTACACTTTGGTATGTCTTTTATTATAATCGCGTTTTCACCACTAGTGGTATATGTGTCTTTTATCACTATTGCGTAGTTTGACGTTTTTGCTGTGAAACCATTTATTGTCTTAATTACAGGTACTGATTTAAATACTGGCATATCAAATTGTATAAAATTGTCTTGGGAACGCCCTATATTGTAGGGATTTATTAAGATTTTCTGCTTGGCTAGCTTCTCTCTCCATCATTTTTTCAGGTCTAAGTCTTTCTAATCTTTGAGTTAACTCTTCAACTAATTTAGATTTTTCGTCTTTAGCCTCCGTTAATAAAGAATCGTATTCCATTTGTATTTCTGAATCCGGTGTTTTTAAATTACCCTGATATTTTCCTCTTACCCTTCCTAAAGATTCTTTTACGTATGCGGTAAACCATCTTCTAACCCAAGTTTGTGCGGGACTATTTAATTCATCCCACATCATTTCGTCAATTGGAATATCTGATGGAAGTTTAACGATGTCTGGATTTTCCGCTAAACACGAATCCCTATCATCGGTTTCATAATACCAATACCAAACCTTATATTCATTATATTGTATATTACCAAAATCAAATTTACCACCAGGTACGTTCATTAGGTGAACTGCTTTTTTACCATCAGGTAATGCGGTAACTCTATAAGTTAATTCTCCTGAAATTATTCTTCTTTTAATGTTAATATCTTGCATCCTAAGAAGAATATCAAACGCGGGTGTTATAAAATAATTACCCATAGTACCCATTTGTGAAAATCCTGCAGCCCCTCCTAAACCAATACCTCCAAAACCACCAAACCCACCCATAAATGGGTCAAAAAACGCCGCGTCTAACTCAGAACGACTAAACCACAAAAGTTCATTTAATTCTCTACCTTTTGGTATTTCGTAAATCTGTTGACCTGGTACTAAATCAATATAATCTTTTTTAAGAACAGAGTCACCCCCCGCCTGTAAACCAACAATTTTAGAATACGCGTAGGTGTATTGTGTTTCCCAATCTAAACTTCTTGTTACAAACGCTCGAGTTAATGACTGTTCATCTAAATTTAATCCGTATAAAGACGTCCATTGAGATTCTATTAACCAATCATTTACATATTGAGCATAGTCCTGTATCGACATTTCTAAAAATGAATCCATCATCTCATCCGTAACCTCTACACTTCTTATTGGTGCACCTAAAAGGTGTTTAACACGAGTATAAAGTTTACTTCTTTGTGGTTCGTTAATTATTGACATACTATGTTTTATTGATAAATATCAACAAAACTATAATTATTTATTATTACTTATTAGGTTTAATATTTCTTCCATCACATCCGCCTTACCCTCATTGTCTCCCATAACTGTCTCAAAAATATTTTTCTTTTTTGAAAGTATGTCATAAATAATACCTTCAATAGTATTTTCAAATATCGGGTAATAAACTGACACTGAAAATTTTTGTCCGTATCTGTATGCTCTGTCCTCTGCTTGTGAGTGGTCAGACGGTACAAAAGATAGGTCATTCATTATAACTGCTTCTGCCTCGGTTAATGTTATACCGACGCCTGCGGCTTTAAGGTTTCCGACAAAAACTTTAATTTTGTCGTTATTTTGAAATTCGTCGACAGAATGTTGTCTTTGGGGTTTTGACATTTTACCGTCAAGCTTTACCGACACCTTCGGGAAAGCGTCGGTTAACTTATTTAAAGTGTCGGTAAAGTTTGTGAAGATAATAACCTTTTTACCTTGGTCTATTATGTTTTGAGCAAGTTCTATTGTGTCTTTAATTTTTTCTTCAGCAATAACTTGACGAACTTTCATAAGTTTTGAAAACTGTATGGTAAGTGATGTCGACTCTTCAGATGAATTATACCAATCATAATATTCTCCCATAAGTTTTTCATACTCACGAGACTTTAGTTTTAGGTAAACAGGTGTGATAATTTTTTCGGGTAGGTCCAAAATATCCTCCTTCAACCTTCTCAAAACCTGAGGTTTTGTCCTATCACGGAGTTCTTCAAGGTTTGATGCTCCTGTAACGTTCCACACTTTTTTGGGACCAACACTAAACTGATAACCCGCACAATATCTAATTGCATATGCCATCCAATTCTCCGCTACGGGAGAATCTACCAAATCCAAAAGATTGTAATAGTTCATTGGTCGAGAAGTCATAGGTGTTCCTGTTAGTAACCAAACTTTACCGACTTTTTTAACAATGTGATTTGCTATTTTTGTTCTCGCAGCCTTTACATTTTGAATATAATGTGCCTCATCCATAACAACCAAATCAAACCCATAATTTAAAATATCTGATTTTTCAGGGTGTTTTGGGTCGTGGAAATTTTTTAATATATCGTAGTTAATTATGGTATACTCTGAGGGTTCCCACTTTTTACCTTCTATGATTGAAACTTTTTTGTCTGTATAATTCGCGATTTCTCTTTGCCAATTAATTTTTAACGACGCGGGACAAATAATTAATGTTTTTTCCGCCCCACTTTCTAAGGACGCGATTACTGTTGAGGTGGTTTTACCCAAACCCATATCGTCGGCCAAGATAAATTTATCGTTACCGACAAGTTTCTCTATTGCCTCTTTTTGGTGTGATAATGGTGGACGATGAGAATATTTTTCGTAGTCGATAACAACTTCTCTCTGTGAATTTTTTTGTAACGCTACTTTTGGTAACCAAATATCCGAAAGTTGTTGATTTTCAAATAACTTACCCCATATATGGTATGATTTATCTTTTTCCACCAAAAGTTTTTCAATATAAATCTTTTCAGGTTTTTTGGTTAAAAGCTTATCATCCATAAGTTTTTGTCCAAAATAACTGTCGAGGTCAACCCATCGTCTTGCTATTTTTGGTGAGGTGTCTTTATATTTGATAATATAGTCTGCCTGTGCTCGTGTAAGTTTAAAATGATTAAACTTTTTCATTTTACCTTTTAGTCGAAGAATATAATTATTATACCCCTCATACTCCTCAAGAATACGAAGTGCTTTAACCTCAGGTAAGTTATTTACGTTATTATTTTCCAATTGGTAATTAAATACATCTAAATATAATATATTTCCGAATATTTATCAATAATGACACAAAGAAAAGTACCGATTACGAGATTAAATAAATTCTTCGGTGGTGAAGATTTTGATTTAGATATTGCTATGGGTCGTGAATGGCTCGAAGGTGATATGAACTTTACGTTGGTTTTATATAAAGTTGATAGACAAAAAACTAAAACCGATGATGTGTATGGTGAAACTGTTGAGGATGGTATTAAGTTCCTTCCTCCTGTTGAGTTCCGCGGTTACGTTCAAATCGAACAACCTGAAAATCAAGACTATGGTCAGAGTCGTATGACACAAATGGAACCTGGTAATTTAAAGGTCGGTGTTTACCAAGACTCTTTGGATGAACTTGGTATTGATATTGACTATGGTGATTATATAGGTTATTACGAAACTGAGTCTCGTGTTCGATACTACACTGTTGTTAATGATGGTCGTGTGGTTAGTGATAACAAACATACTTATGGTGGATACAAACCTTTTTATAGAAGTATTACAGCATCACCAGTAAACGATAATGAATTTAGAGGATTATGAATAGAAAACTTATAAAAGAAATTAGTAAGATGAAGTCTCAAATGGGATTAATCAAAGAAGACGTTAACGACGAGTTTTTAGGTCTTCGTGTTATGGTGTATTATAACTTACACAAACACACTTTTTCTGTTACATATAAAGGTAAAGTTATTTTTTATGCCGACTATGTTAAGCTAAAAAATGTTGAGTTTAGAGTGAGAGAAGGTGGAAGAGAAAGAGTAAGGCGAGAAATGAAAAAAAATGTTCATGCCTTCGTTATTGGAGACTTGGTTGATTATTGTGTCTTCCCTTGTGAAAATATGCCACCCGAATCTAATAATAATGTAATTACTTATAACCCTAAAAAATACGATACCTTCGTTAAGAAAGATACCGAAGAACCTGTATATCGTGCAAATGAGGTTGATATGATAAACAAAAAAAATAAAATTTTTCACATTAACGAAATTGTAGGATAATGGCTTTTCCTAAAAAAATAAAAAAGGATTTAAAATTAACTCCTGAAAAAATCTTAATGGAAAGGAGGGAGGAACTTCTTGAGTATATTCAAGAAGACGGAACCTATTTACCAAAAAGTGTTTTACATGCTGATTTGGATAGAGGTATGTTAGATTTTGTTCGTGATGATTTGCAAATGGTTGCGGATGGTAAAACGGTAAACCCTATAGATATTATTACTACAACTCAAAACTGGTCACAGTTTACGGAAACGTGGAACTTTCAAGACTTAGATAAAAATATTAAACCACCGTTTATTGCAACAGTAAGACAACCCGACGTAAAGTACGGAACTAATCCTTCTCTACAATATACAATACCAAACAGAAAACAATTTTATTATGCAAAGGTTCCTACGTGGGACGGACAAAGAAAAGGTATGGACATCTATAAGATACCACAACCAGTTCCTGTAGATATTACTTACAATATAAAAATCTTTTGTACAAAGATGCGACATTTAAACGAGTTTAACAAACTTGTTTTACAAAAATTTTCATCTCGTCAATCATATACTTTTGTTAAAGGACATTATGTTCCATTGATTTTAAATAATGTGTCTGATGAATCTGTATTAGACATAGAAAAAAGAAAATATTACATTCAAAATTATGAATTCCTTATGATGGGTTTTTTAATTGACGAAAACGAATTTGAGGTTTTGCCAGCAATCACAAGAAGTTTTAGTTTGTTTGAATTTTCTCAAAATAATGTAAAACGTAAACTAAATAAGTTTCCTGAAAATTATGATAATTTTGAGTTAGATGTTAAATTTATTAACGGTCTTGATAGTTTGTCTGAAAGGTTTAACTACAACGTAGACTTATCTTTATTACAGTCAGAAAATATTGATACTTATTCTATTTTCATTAATGATAGTTATATCGGTGATAATGTCACATCTTTAATGGTTAATAGTGGTGATTTGGTAAAAATAGACATAGTAAAAACTTCACCAACGAAAGATTCGACTTTAAAGTTTTTATCTAAATTAGTTTAATCATTCTCCGTAAATATCAATATCAGGTTTACAATTATCATCGATTAATTTTTCAATAAATTTGAAAATTTTGTAACCGTGTTCTTCGCAGTATTCTTTTAATATTGTGTGATGACCTTCTGATATTTTTATATTTTTCATTTTTAAAAAAGATAATAAAAGATAATATTTTCATACTACATTATAAATAGTTGTTTACACTATCTGAACTTTAGTTTTTTTTACAATATTTATTAGTAAAATAAATTAAACATAAATTTTTAAAAATGGCAACAGCAAATAAAGTTTTCGTTTCTCCAGGTGTTTATACATCAGAAAGAGATTTGAGTTTTGTGGCTCAAAGCGTGGGTGTAACAACATTAGGTATTGTTGGTGAAACTCAAAGAGGTCCTGCGTTTGAACCTATATTTATAACAAATTTCGATGAGTATACATCTTATTTTGGAGGAACAAATCCAACCAAATTTGTAAATACACAAATTCCTAAATATGAGGCGGCATATATAGCTAAATCATATTTACAACAATCAAACCAATTGTTTATGACTCGTGTTCTTGGTTTATCAGGATACGACGCGGGACCATCTTGGTCTATATTAACTGTAGGTAGTTTAAGTGGCGATACCTTAGTTAGTGGGGCATCATCAAGCGTTTATACAGTAACATTTACGGGTGTAACAGGTGACAGTACTAGTGTTCTAATTACATCAAATACTTTACCTACAGATATTACTGACATATGGACAAATAACTATACAACATTTGCGGGAGGAACATCAACTCTTCAAAATGACATATTAACATATGCCTATGGTGAAATAACAGACTCATTAACAGGTGCTGAAGGTGAAGGTACATATATTTGGGGAACTTTAGGAGTCGATGCATACACCAACGTAACATCAGTGAACGGAAATTATGTTGCCGGTGACGACACAAACGTATTTGGTGTTAGTGGTTTAACTACTGACGATGCCGATTTTTCATCAAGTTATAACGATTCTTGGTATTATTCATTATTCTCATATAACGGGACTAACTATAATGGATTTAGTTTTGGTATGGCATTAAACACTTTAAGTGAAGTGGGTGGAGTCTACACAGGTGAGTTTGAAGTTTACTTAACACCTTATACTGGTTCGGTTATGACAGAATACCATAACATGGTAGTGTCAACTATGAGAAGTAGAGGAATTTCGACATTCCAAGGTAGTAATGACGGTCCTGAGTATAAGGTTACAGGTTTAACCGATGTACAAATAAATAGTTCAGGTTCTTATTCTTTAATCAATAACGACCCATTCGCTACTTTTGAAATTTCAGCATTGACTGTTGACAATGAAGTTAAGACATTTAGAACATCTTTAGAATTATCTAACTCAAATTTCATATCAAAAGTTTTTGGTAGAAGTAACTTCTCAAAACCAGTTAACGATGTACCATTATTCGTTGAGGAAATGTATTCTAATTTATTAGTAAATGGTTATAGAGAAGGTAAAATTAGAGGATTAAATACCCAATTATTGTCTTTAGATTCCGCTAGAAATGATAACGATAATACGAGTATCGGTTGGTATATGGACAAGTTCCAAACTCCTGAAACTCCATATATTGTTTCAGAGTTAAGAGGTTCTAAAGTATATAACCTATTTAAGTTTATTTCAATATCCGACGGTTCAGCTGGAAATACTGAAGTTAAGATTTCAATCGCAAATATTTCATTTAATAATGGAACCTTTGACGTTATTGTAAGAGATTACTTCGATACAGACGCAAATCCTGTCGTATTAGAAAAATTCACTAACTGTACTATGGATATATCTTTAAATAGTTATATCGGTAAGAAGATAGGTACTGCTAACGGGGAGTTTGAATTAAAATCAAGATACATAATGGTTGAGTTAAATGAAGACGCTCCTGTAGACGCTCTACCTTGTGGATTTAATGGTTATACAACTAGACAATACACATCATTTAAATCACCTCATTTAATTTATAAAACTAAGTACGATAAACCAGGAGATGTTTTATATAACCCACCTTTTGGAACCGCTAACGGTGATAACATAATTAGAAGTGGAGGTGATAAAGTTAGAAAAACTTACTTAGGTGTTTCTAATACTGTAGGTATCGATTCAGACTTTTTACAATATAAAGGTAAACAAAATCCTTCTGATTTGGCAAATGCATTAGAGTCATCTCCATGGCCAGTCATAACTAAAGGTTTCCATATGGACTCAGGTGCCACCGTTGTTTTAATCTCTAACAATTATATAACATCAGGTGAAACTGCCTTTGAGGTCGGTGAAACATCATTTAGGTCTGAACCAACGTCTACTACTGACCCATACTACAAGTTAAATAGTAGAAAGTTTACTGTTGTTCCTAGTGGTGGTTTCGATGGTTGGGATATCTACAGAGAACATAGAACAAATGGTGATAGATATCAATTAGGTCAAACAGGATTCTTACAGGGAGCTGCTCCATCATTCACATATCCAAACGCAACTGGTTGGGGAGCGTTTAAAACGATGGTGGGTCCTGACCAATTAAATTGGGCTAATACTGACTACTATGCGTATCTATGGGGTCAATACACTTTTGCAAATCCTGAATCTGTAAATATCAATGTATTAACAACTCCTGGTATTGACCTATATAACAACTCTAATTTGGTTGAAAACGCAATTGACATGGTTGAAACAGATAGAGCGGATTCAATTTATATATGTACAATACCTGACTATCAAATGTTTGTTAATACTACAAGTAACTTTGACACTGACTTTATATATCCAGAGGAAGTGGTAGATATCTTAGAGGAGACAGGTATAGATTCTAATTATACCGCAACTTACTATCCTTGGGTTTTAACAAGAGATAGTGTAAACAACACTCAAGTTTATTTACCACCAACGGCTGAAGTCACAAGAAACTTAGCGTTAACCGATAATATTGCCTTCCCTTGGTTTGCTTCGGCAGGTTATACAAGAGGTTTAGTTAATAGTGTTAAAGCACGTAAAAAATTAACTCAAGACGATAGAGATATCCTATACAAGGGTAGAGTTAACCCAATCGCAACATTCTCAGATGTGGGTACTGTAATTTGGGGTAACAAAACTTTACAAGTTAAAGAGTCTGCACTTGATAGATTAAATGTTAGAAGATTATTATTACAGGCACGTAAATTAATTTCAGCAGTAGCGGTAAGATTATTGTTTGAACAAAACGATGAAATCGTAAGACAACAATTTTTAGATTCAGTAAACCCGATATTAGATAGTATCAGAAGAGATAGAGGATTGATTGACTTTAGAGTTGTTGTTCAAAATACTCCTGAAGATTTAGATGCCAATCAATTGGTTGGTAAAATTTATTTAAAACCAACAAGAGCGTTAGAATTCATAGATATTGAATTTTTAATTACTCCAACAGGTGCATCTTTTGAGGATATCTAATAATTATATAATGGGGGATACTTCGGTATCCCCCATTTATCGTCTTTACAATTAAACGTTTAATAAAAATAAAACAATGGAATTTAAGAAAAAACTTTTAAGAGAATCTTTAGAGATGAAAAGTAACAACGTAAAAACTTATTCTGAAAAACCTCAGAATATTATTCTTACAGAGTCACAACTAGAAAGATTAATTGAGAAATTAAATAAGTAATTTTTATGAGTCTTAAAAATATAGTAAGAAAAAATCTTAACGATTTATTCTTAATGAAGGAAGGTTTTGAGGAAGGTCAACCTGATTTAAAGTATTATGCTTTTGATTGGGATGACAATATTGTTACTATGCCTACACAAATAATGTTAAAAACTGAAGAAGGATATGAGGTTGGTATGTCTACAGAAGACTTTGCCGAGTATCGTCAAAAAATCGGTAAAGAACCTTTTGATTATAAGGGAGAAATTATTGTTGGGTATACTGATAATCCTTATAAAAACTTCGGGGTCGAGGGTGATAAAAAATTTGTTGTTGACTCTCTGTTAGCGGAACCAGGACCATCGTGGGATGATTTTGTGGAATGTATTAACGGGGGGTCAATTTTTGCGATTATCACAGCCCGAGGACACACACCTTCCGTTTTAAGAGACTCAATTTATAACTTTATTGTTACCAATCATAATGGGATTAATGCGGAGACCTTAATAGAAAACCTAAAAAAATATCGTGATTTGTCAGGAGAGGTTATGAAAGATAACCAACTTTTGATAAAAGAATATTTGGATATGTGTAAATACTATCCTGTGACATATGGTGAGGGGTCGGCATCTAATCCTGAAGAAGGTAAAATAAAGGCTTTAAGAGAATTTATTAACTATGTTAAATATCAAAGCCAAAAACTAGGTCAAAGAGTATCATTTAC